CGAACAACCAGCAAAGATAACAAGCAATCCTAGCAAACAAAATCATCTTAAATTTTCCAAAGCATACTAAACCGAAGATAAACCGCTTTCTTCTCTCTCCAACCAATCTCAAGATTAAGAAGCAGCAACCAGCACCACATCTAACAAACGAACACCACTTTGCAATGGCGAACACAGCAAATGAGAGCTCATTCAAGGTTGATAACGTTGACACCTTCAACACACACATGCTCCAAATTCTTACCAAAGAAAAACTGGGCATGCTGCCAGAGACGCTGAAGGTCCTAACTGCATGCATTGAACGACGATACGAACCATGCAGCATGAAAGATCCACGGGATTTCATGATGGTCGATGGGAAAGGTAAGCTGATAGCACGCTTCTCCCAATTGAGAGGGCGCGAAATGACATTGAAAGAATTTACAAGTCAAAGCTTTTCCACCCCAGCACAAGCCTCATTTAAGGAGTGTGATAAGATTGTTAAGTGCATTAAGGGACATCAACAGCAAATGGCACACATGCGTGTGCCATCTGTGGATTATGTTTTCGGTGGAATATCACGAGTTTGTGCAATACCACTCATCAAGAATCGGGTGGCGAAGCAAGGCCATTGCTTCTTCAATTTGCTAATAGCAATTAGCTACTTCGTCCGTGCTGAAGACGACGCAATGTTTGCTAACATTGTTGGAGAACTCGATGGAGTTATCACTTACTGGCCAAAACTGAGTGATGTTAGCAAATATGCTCAGTACATAATAGCTAAGCTGCCTTATTTAGGGGCTATGCCGATTCCCGTAGTTGCGGCTAATCATGGACAAAAACTACTTCATATCTGTGACCAGCGGGGTGCACCGCATGGGTGGCATGCAATGAAAATGGGTCTCCTAGCTGAACTGGCGAATGCAGGTTTCATGAAGGGAAGTGCCATCCCAAATTACTACGTTGGAGGGACGAATGAAACAACGGTTGAGTTGTACAGCAACCAATTAGCTAAAGTCCAACAGCGATTGAGGGGATGGATTAGCAGAGGCAATATGATGGATGATTTGGTATCTGACACACAGCTTGCAGCCTTTGTTATTCTATCACCAGCACTACTGAGCAGACTACAAAACATTATTGAGATTGGGGTCTCTGAGGCCATAAATTTAGAAAAGCTAGAAGCTTCACATGAAAACAAGCTGGTGGCAGTGACCGCAGTGAAAGCAGCCCTCGTTGGGGTGAGGGTCAAAAGTGGTGTTAAGGACATTGAAAAGATTTGGCTACACATCCATTCCCTCATGATGGGCATTTATGATGAGGAAGAGAACCAGTATAAAGGTGAGATGCGACATGCAGTGACACGCTTGTACGCAACGCTGATCGCCGAGAAAAAATATATTACTGCTTGCGAAAGAGCCTTATACAACGCAACAGAGGAGGAATTCAGCAAAAGCTTTGGCTGTCAGCCCACATGGTACGACAAATTGTCGTTTACAGCTTGGCGCGAGAAAAGGCGAGGTTATTTAGGGCCTGCAAAAATCAAGTTAACAAGCTTAGATGATGGAATCACAGGCGTTGCTTTTCAATTCCTTAGCTCTTTGGGAATACAGCTCGTTTTGGGGCTCGTCAAAACCGGATGCAAGTGTTACACATTAGCACGGTTCCTTTTGTACATATTCCTACTACTTTGGGGTTCCCTCTCCTTATCAAAATTTGTGTTATTTTGCTTAAAGCAACTAATAATAAGGAAGTTTAGTGATAATTACAAGAAACTGGTCTTTCTTGGAGCAGTTTTCATGGTTATTGAATTAGCATCTTATGTCTCTAAAAAGATTAAAGCACAAAAGAATAAAGAGCAGGAGCTGCAGCTGCACAGCAAAGAGAACGAAAAGAAGATGATGGCCGCAATGGCCATGGTCACTCTATTTGTGCATGCAATAGATATGGATCTAGCGCTTGTGATGACGAACTCCCTAAACCATGTTGCACGGCTGGTTAACTTGTTAACTGACTCAACAACAGGATGGTTAGTTGGCGGTGCAGGTCGCCAGGAGCTCCAAATGAAAATATTTGATCTGGCACTAGAAGTCGACGACAAGCTGAGGGCAGAAGAGGAAATATCTGTTGCCACAACAAGCAACCAGGATTCATTTGCTGCCTGGGTTAATGAACAGATGACCATGGGGAATGACAACACTCGACCCCTATCTTATGGCCGTAGTGACAGCACTTTTGCGTTGAACAGCACCAACGCAACTGAAATTGGGCAGGCAATGGTTGAGACTAAGAAAGCATGGTCGCTTGTTGTAGGCCAAACTGGTTCAGGAAAATCAACAAAGGTGCCAATAGCTTATTACAATAAGCTGCAAACACAAGCTGGTAGGAAGAAGAACATATTGATTTGTGAACCAACACAAGCAACAACACAGAATGTCGCCGCAGCACTATCCCATTTCCATGGTAAAAGCGTGTACTACAAGCATGAGGGGAAAGAACAGCATGGCGATTCATCAATACAAGTGATGACGTATGGTAGCGCATTTTTCAAGAGTGTCAACAATCCCTCATTCCTTTCACACTTCGATGCTGTCTTTCTTGATGAATCACATTTGATATCACCGCACTCGCTATCAATGGAGGGGCTCCTAAACAAGCAAACTGAGGTAAGGAAGTTTTACCTAACAGCAACACCAAGAGATCACCAGTTCAAAGTGGCTGTCAACAGGCGTTTTGAGATTTTTGAACACCCAGTTGAGAAAGCAGATGTTGCAGACTTCATTGCAGCACTTGGAGGTAAAACGAACCTTGATGCCCTGCAGTATGGGAACAACGTTTTAGTTTTCCTCTCTGGAAAGAGCGAATGTGACAGAGCGGCAGCAAAGGTGTCGGGAGGTGTTAAAGGTGTGAAGTCAATGTCGCTCCACAAGGACAACTTCAAAATCAACTACCAAAAGATAGTTGATAGATTGGAGCATGATGAGCCAACAGTTATCTTCACAACAAATATACTTGAAACTGGTGTCACATTAAATGTTGATGTTGTTGTTGATTTTGGCTACACCAACGCGCCTGTTCTAAATTTCGTTGAGAAAACGCTCCTCTTGCGCAAGCGCAGAGTCACAGATGCTGAAAGGCAGCAACGGATTGGGAGGGCTGGAAGGTTGCGCGATGGCCACGCTATCACAATAGGGAAAACTGTGCAAACAACTGAGCTCGTTTGCGCAGATGTAGTGTATGAAGCTGCATTGCTATCATTTGTGTACAATCTTGATGTATACATTAATGCTCATTTTGATCACAGCTGGCTGGCTGGGATAACAAGGGCACAAGCACGCACAATGTTATCATTCAGGATGAATTCCTTTTTCATGCGTGACTTGGTGTTTGCTGATGGAAGCTTACGGCCTGAGATGCTTCAAGCTCTCAAAGGCAATGTTCAAAGAAGTGCAAACATCAGAACATCAACAATGCAATGCATTTCGCATGTTTATGAGAGCTGGCCTGTACTCGGCGCATATGCACCAAGTGCTGACAACATGAATGATCAGTTAGCGCGCAGTCGTGTCCCGTTTGTAACACATGATCTTTTTGATTTGGACATTGATGCAATAGCGATGGCCGTGAAAGCCTACAGAACTCCAGTTAAGTCCCGCTGGGGAAAACCAGTTAAGGAGGTGGCTAATGTTATCATGTACGCCAATCAGAACAACATCCATGATGCAATTCGCGTGGCCCAGAGCATGCGAGCTGAGGCAAAGAAGCAGATTTTGGAGAAGGAAAGAGTTCAAAACATGCACAGAGAGAGCCCATTAGCGTGCCTGTTCTCAAAGAGCACCATACGCGATTTGGAGAAGAAGTTGGGTGAGCAAATACAAATGGCACGACGCAATCTGGACAAGCTAAACAAGTTCATCAGCAATTTGGAAATTTTTGCTAGTTCCCAAGAGATTGATGATGATATTGACATGACCCCTGATGATCTCGGTGAAATCGGTCAATGCATGGAACTACAGATGAACACAACTTGCTGCCCAGAACATCTTGTTGAAGCCCTAAAACTTGAGGAGTTACCAAGCGTGTCCTTCAGGGATGCCATTATCCTTGGCAGACAAAGAGTCGCAACAGCGATGATGATACTGTGCGTTGCAGCTTTCTCTGGCTTAGCATGGTGGTATATGTGGAGCGATGATGATGGCCTTGACAATGAGTTCAACAGTGAAAACAAGAAGCAGGTGTACAAGGAGATTCTCGAGATGAAAGGCAAATCATTCAATAGGGACAAACGAATGCCTGCAATGCAGGAGCACATCGCCATGGCAGATGAGTACATTGAGAACAACCCCGACATTGAGCACTTCAAGTCAAAAAGGAGCAGTGGGAAAAAGAAGAGTGATGGTGGTGCACCCTTGGATCGGTACATGTCGCAGGGACCACAACCTTTTCTGAGCCTTTATGATATAACTATGGATGAGGATGTTGTCAAAGCTGTTTTCTCAGATGAAAACAAACACGCCTTTTATGAAACTAGCAACCCCTTGAAGCACATGAAAGATGTGGAAAAGCACCTCAACGAGCACAAAGCAAAGAGCAATCTTATGGCGTGGGGTGATGAAGCCAATGATCTCATTTATTGCACAATCACAAAGAATGATGGGTCAATCCAAAGGGTGAGATTAACACCACACAACCCATATAGGTTTACGAAGCACCATGGCACGCAAGGCTACGAGGAAAAAGCAGGGCAATTTAGGCAGAGTGGCCAAACTGAGATTTTGCGACATCCGCAGCAAGAACTGGAAATCGCAACACATCTCCAAACCAGCAATGTTAACCTGGACATATCGAAAATGATAGGACTGGTTACGGTTGATGGTGGCCAAATCTGCTGCATAATGTACAAAGATTTCATTATAATGCCCGCACACGTGATGATGAAGAAGTTGCCCATGAAAATCAGCTTCGCCCATTGCACAGTCACAGTTAACGAGCTCCCTGAAATGTACTCATTCATTGGGTATGATATGGTTTTGGTTCGCAGACCGAGTGAACTGGCACCCGTCAAATGTCAAGCACATTGTGGGAATGCGCACGATGGGATGTTAGTGCAAATGATCTACAGGAAGCCCGTTACAAACAAAGCCATTCCAACAATCACAGCACCCATTCATCAGACAAAGGAGCATAGGTGGGCTCATCAGATCCCAACGCACCATGGCATGTGTGGGTGCCCAGTGATTGACGTTGTCACTGGAAAAATAGTTGGCATTCACGTCATGGGGGACCTAGCCCGAAAACACAATGTTTTTGAGGCATTTCCTTCGGAAGCGCTCACAATAATAAACACAAATGATAGAAAAGTGCACTCATCATTCTTCCGAAACAAAGTTAATTTGTGGGTTTTTCAACCAGAAATGCATGGCTATTTGGCGAAAAATTTAACAAACCTACAGATGATGGGCATGAAGAGCTTCTCAAGGGACACTTCGATCTACACTGTGGAGAACTTCATACGCTCAGCAAGATGCGGTGGATTATTGAAACACAGGGAGGTTTTTCCCCCCATTGGCGGAAGCGTTAGAGAGCAGTTTGAACACTTTGATGATCTAGCATATGCCCATGCTTTGCTCAACACAAAACATACTTATGTGGGTGAGAATCCCTATTGGCTTGAATTCAAGAGAAATCATCAGGTGTTAGTGAAAGGAATTGAGGAATACGAAGATGCGTATCTACCAAGTCGCCTAACGCACTCTGCCTACTGGAAAGATTTGGGAAAATACAACAGAGCTTACAAAACAACCACTCATGATGATGGCATCCTTCTTCAGGCTGCAAATTGCCTAATCCAGATGCTCAAAGATGCGGGAATGATGGAAACTCGCATCCAGTCACCAGATGAGGTACTGCGTGATGTTCAATGGAACAAAGCAGCAGGTCCCTTATATGGCATGAAAAAGAGGGAGCTATGCAAGAATCTAACTGATGAAGAGCTCATCAGTTTAGCCATTCATTGCCGCCATGAGCTAGTGAAGGGTGAGAATGCAGGCGTATGGAATGGATCGTTGAAGGCTGAGTTGCGGCCACTTGAAAAGGTGCTGCAAGACAAAACGCGTGTTTTTACGGCAGCACCCATCACAACACTGCTTGGTGCAAAGGCATATGTGGATGATTTCAACAAGCAATTTTATAAAACACATCTACATGCCCCCCACACCGTTGGTATCAACAAATTTCAAAGGGGCTGGGAGAGGGTGTATGAGTACTTGAACAAGCCTGGTTGGTTGCATGGGAGTGGAGACGGATCACGATTTGATGCATCAATTGACCCGTTTTTATTTGATGTAATTTATTCAATCCGATGCTATTTCATGGCACCTGAGGATCGTGATGAAGCAGCAGCAGCCATGAGCAACATGTATAGGGAATTTGTGTTCACCCCAGTGCATACAATAGCAGGCAACATCATAATGAAGAAATTAGGCAACAATAGCGGGCAGCCCAGCACTGTTGTTGATAACACCCTAGTTCTAATCCTGTCCTTCTTATACGCCTATATTTCAAAAACTGGTGACTCAAGCTGCAGTCAACTCCATGAGCGATTTAGGTTCGTCTGCAACGGCGATGATAACAAGTTCTCAATCTCTCGTGAATTTGAGAGCACATATGGAGGGGATTTCTCAAATGAGATTGAGGATCTTGGATTGCATTACGAATTTGATATCCTCACAGATAACATTATGGAAAATCCATACATGAGCTTAACAATGGTTGCACACAACGCAGGGGTTGGCTTCCAGCTTAACCCAAGGCGGATCGTTGGCATCGTGCAATGGATAAAGAAGGGTGGAGTGGTGCATGCAGCACAGGCTGCCTTTGCAGCAGCAATAGAGGCATACAACGATCCGTGGTTATATGGTGTGATGAACTTGTATCTCATCTGGTTACTCTGTGAGTACAGGGATGCACTGCTCTTTGCTGAAATGAATGACATAGCAACTGTGTGCTATATGGACCCATTGCAAGTTCACGCTCTGCACTATGGCCGCTATGATGATGATGATTTAGGTGAGCAGGAGTTGCAAATGGATCCAGATGCTCTTAAGAAGCAAGGCGAAGCTGAGAGGGAAAAGGAGCGCAAGGAAAGAGAGCAAGCTTTAGCTGCCGCACGCAAAGGGAAGGAATTAGAAAAATTGGAGAAACCCTTGAGTGACATTCCGCCAGCCACAGAGAAGCCTAAAGGAACAGGGGATATAACCACCCCAACCACTGAGCTGGATAGTGATGATGATGAGATTCAGTGGAAAATGCCAGCCATCCAACGGCACTCATTATCTCGGTTGGTTCCAACAATCCAAGGGAGAAAGGTATGGAACGCAAAAGTGCTCAAGCACATACCAGAGGAGCAATTTGAATCAAATTCAGCCCGTGCTAAGGATGAGGAGTATGGAGCTTGGGTTGACGCCATCAAATCATCGCTTGGTGTCAAAACAGAAACAGACTACCAAATCATCTTGACAGCGTGGTGCCTCTTATGTGCAAATAGTGGGACATCCTCCGAGATGGACGCATCTCAATTCCTTGAAGTCCATGACGGGAATGGTAGGGTTGGAAAAATACAGGCAAAAGTCTTCATAAGCCCAGCAAAGCTCAACGGAGGATTGAGGCGCATAATGAGACGATTAAGTGAGCCAACCTCTCAAATGCTAGCAAGAGGTGGTCGTATGACAACATGGGGCATGAAGCGTGGGCTCTTCAAGAGAGAAATGATACCTTATGCCTTTGATTTCTATGTAGCAACTCCAGATACACCAAAGACAGTTAGGGAGCAGCTAGCCCAAGCCAAGATTGCAGCAATTGGTTCTGGTGTTCAAAGAGCGATGATAACAGATGGAAAATTACAAAGAGTGAGAACAAGCTATGAACGCCACACAGATGGTGATAATTCAGAACATGAACATGGTGATTTCGACAATCACGATGCTTATCTTGATTAAGCAATGTCCCACAGCTATTAGCATATGTTACCTTGTATTTTTATGCTAAGTTTTAAATTTCTATTACATTTTGTGCACGAGTGTTCATACAAGTTCAATGGGAGTTTTTCGTTGGCTTTCTCCCACCGCTTGGTAGCCAGCAAACACTCAAATTATAGGCTGTTCTGGATGAACGCCTAGGTTGGAAGTTATTCCAATTTCATCCTGTACCTTAGATGGTA